TCTTTGTATCTTTCATCAGATACTCTAGTCCAAGAAGCGTTTGTATCAAATTCGTTATAAACTCTATCTGAACCATCATTACCACCAAACGTAAATATGTAATCATCATCAGTAGCACTTACACCTGTAACATTTCTACCAAGAACAATATTATGACTAGAGTTATTTGCGTAAGTTTCAGAATGATAACCAATAATAGTGTTATTACTTGCACCTACTAAATTGTGTCCCGCATAAGCTCCAATAAGAGTATTTTCACTTCCTGTAACATTAGCCCCCGCAAATTCTCCTACACATGCATTCCTAGTACCTGTTTGATTATCTGTTAATGAAGCGTAACCTACTGCTGTATTTCCTTCAGCAGAAGTGTTTGCATCTAATGCGTATCTTCCAACAGCTACGTTTTGTGAGCCTGAAGTAGTAGCTTCTAATGCTCTAGCACCAACTGCAACATTAGATGTACCAGACGTACAAGCACCTAATGCACTTACACCTATTGCTACTTGCTCACCCGCATTTGTGGTTACTGCATCTAAAGCACCATTACCAATTGCTACGTTATTAGTTCCAGTCGTATTAGCACTTAAAGCGTTATAGCCCATAGCTACGTTAGCAACTCCTGTAGTATTAGCATCTAAAGCTTGATAACCTACTGCAACATTATAACCACCCGAAGTATTTAATTTTAAAGCATCTCTACCAACAGCTGTGTTGTAATCACCAGTATTATCAAATAAAGCATATACACCGACTGCGGTATTAGATGCTCCACTTACATTATCTTTTAGAGCTTCAAAACCTACTGCGGTGTTAGATTGTCCAGTCGTGTTAGATGTTAGGTTGTTATAACCTATACCAGTATTATAACTTCCAGTCGTGTTTGCATCTAAACAATAAGCACCTAAAGCTGCATTTTGAGTTCCTGTAGTGTTTGCCAGTAGTGCTGTATAACCTACAGCAGTATTATTTGAAGCTGTAGTTGCATTACCAAGAGCTGACCTACCTACGGCTGTATTGTAATTACCTGAAGTATTCGCATCCAAAGCATTAGCACCTACAACTACGTTTTCTTGCCCTGTAGTATTAGCAGACATAGCAGCAAATCCGTATGCTGTGTTTGTAGTTCCCGTATTATTTATTAAACAAGATTTACCAACTGCTGTATTGTTACTTGCTGTGGTAACAGCTCCTAAAGCATTGTCTCCTACTGCTGTATTACCATCCCCTGTAGTGTTTGCATCCAGAGCATAAGAACCTACTGCGACATTGTCTGTTCCCGTTGAGTTTTGTGTAAGTGAATTTACACCAATAGCTACATTATTAGATGCTGTATTATTAGCATCTAATGCTGCATTTCCAATAGCGACATTGTTATTACCAGTAGTAATAGCAGTTCCCGCATTGTAACCCATTGCAACATTACCTTCGCCTGTTGTTACAGTATCAAGAACTAAACCACCAACACCTACGTTTTTCTGACCTGTTGTTATGGAATAACCAGCATTGTAACCAACCATCACGTTGTAAGTATCTACAGTAGAAGCATTAGTTTGAGACACCAAAGTTTGATAACCAACGGCTACGTTTCTATCTCCCGCAACTTCTGCGGTTAATGCTTTATACCCTAGGGCTGTATTACTGTTACCAATGGTGTTGGCTTTTAAGGCACTAGCACCAAAAGCAGTATTGAAACTAGAAGTGTTATTTCTTAAAGCAGATTCCCCTACTGCTGTGTTTTCACTAGAAGTCGTAACTAACCTTAAAGCTGAACCACCTATAGCTATATTTGAACTCCCTGTAGTTAAACTTAGTAGTGCTGCTTCTCCAACTGCATTGTTGTAGTCTCCTGTAGTGGCTGCTGTCATAGCACCAGAACCTATTGCATTATTGTTTATTCCTGAAGTTAAAGTTGTTAAAGCTTCATGCCCAACTGCTGTATTATTAGAAGAAGTTGCGTTTGCTAATGCAGATTCTCCTATAGCAGTATTACTTCCACCTGTTTGATTGTCGGTTAAGGCAGCATATCCTACTGCTGTGTTTCCTGAACCTGTAGTGTTGGCATCTAAAGCTGTTGAACCCACCGCAGTATTTTGAGTACCTGTAGTGTTTGCATTCAAAGCACTTGTACCGACTGCTGTATTATCAGAAGCGGTAGTATTTGCATATAAAGCTGCTCTACCTATGGCTACGTTACTACCACCTGTACTTATAGAAACACCCGCATACTCACCTACTGCTGTATTATAGCTAGATGTTGTTACAGCAGATAAAGCACCATATCCTAGCCCTGTGTTTCCTTCTCCTGTTGAAAGAGCATCAAGTGTTAAAGCACCCACAGCAGTATTATTATCGCCTGTCGTTATTCCTGTAGCAGCATTATGCCCAATTGCAGTATTATAAGTACCGCCCGCTTCTACAGTATCAAGTGCAGTATCACCCAAAGCTACGTTGCCTGTGCCTGTAGGGTAGTTTCCGTCTAGTTTAATTGTTCCGCCGTCTGTAGAAAAATTACCAGCGTTTGTTATGCCATCTGTTGTGGTAGCTCCATCAACGTCTAAATCTCCGCCAATAGAAGCATCATCTGTAACTGTTAAATCGTCTTGTACTTTTAGGTCTACTGTTGAAAGACTAGCAAAAGCGTCTGTTACGGCTGCTCCACTTCCAGCACCATCTAAATAAACGGCTTTTACATCACCTGGAGGTATAGTTACGTTAGCACCAGAACCTTGTGAAATTATTATATTTTGAGAACCGCTTGTTCCGTTTTCTATAAATTGCATCCTTTTCATAGTGTTAGGTGCAATAGTTATGGTGCAAGCCGAGTCTAGTGTTCCTGTATATTGAAGATACATGGCTCTACCAGCATCAGAGCTACCGTCTGCTACTGTAGTAGTATGTGTATCTGCGTTAGTAGTAATTGCTTCTGTACCGAATCCAAGGGCTTCGCCAATCAACTCCAAGTTGGTATTCGTACTTGTAAATTATTTACATAAGTGGCCATTTATTTCTCCGTTCAATTGATTATATTACCTTTCTTCTGCATAGTTAAGCAACTTCTTCCCATCCTGGATCTTGTGCATCGTTTACACCAGTCCAGGTTGGATCCTGTGTATCTGTTACTCCTGTCCAACTAGGATCTTGTGCATCATCAACTAAGCCCCAAACCAGTATTTGACTTATCGCTCCTGTGGCCGTAACACCTGTTAAAGATACAATTCCTTGTGCATTTGTGCTTAATGTTCCTACCGCACCAGTGGCTGTAACTCCTGTAATACTTACATTATTTACAGTAAGAATAGTAAGACTTGCTACCGCTCCTGTAGCTGTTACAGCTGTAGGGAATACGTTAGCATCGCATGATACTGTTTCATCACCTAAGGCTATTGTAGAAGCTGTGCCTGAAACACCTGTTAAAGCAGCACCAGCAGTAGCTACATTACCTAGTGCTGTTGTGCCAACTACACCTGTTTCTGTAACATTTGCATCGGCTTTTGTGGTTACGGATCCTAATAAACCTGTTCCTGCTAATCCTGTTAAAGAAGCCTCTCCTTGACCAGAAGCAGATACGCCTGTTAATGAAGTAGTCGCAGATAAGCCTGTTACAGTTACATCACCACCAGCAGAAACAGCTACAGAGCCTAACGCAGTAGTTCCTGCTAACCCTGTTTCGGTTACAGTTGCGCCACCCGTGGCTGTAAGAGAGCCAATCGAAGCTGTACAAGTAACACCTGTTTCAGTTACGTTCGCGTCACAAGATACTGTTTCTGTACCTAACGCAGAAGTCCCTGCAACACCTGTAAGGTTTACAGTTACATTAACTATAGCGGGCTGACCCCAGGGACCATCGCCCCAGCCAGCTCGACCCCAGCCTGACATTTAGGGTTACGCTATTCTTATTACCGCGTTACTTGCGTCTGCTGCTGGGAATTGAATAGTAAAGCTTCCCGCAGTTGATGTTTTGTCCCCACCAAAATCAAACACCGCAACAGCTGGATCACCTGATGCAGAGTCGTTGTAAATCATACAACCTCTTGCTGTGACTGTTGCTGTTCCAAATGTAAGATCGGCAAAATCTGTGAACGCTGTAGTTCCAGAAGATGTTGGATTAACATTTGTTAACGCTGCTCCGCCAGATGTGTAATTAGTTCCACTAGCTTGGTTAGTTGTAGTAAACGCTGTAGTAGATGCACTCATGGTTGCAGAGCTTGTATATAACGCCAGCTTAAAAGTGTTGCCACCTGAAGCTTTAAAATTGTGTACGCCCTCTAAAAGTTCTTTTTTAAAAGAAGTGCACATTGCTTGTGTTATAGCCATTATAGTCTCCTAATAATATTAGCTAGGTCTTTTTGACCTTGTTTTTCTAACTCATTACATATTGTACAAACATGGTTTTTTACAGCCTCATTCATGTAATACGTAATTACTTTTTTGCATGCTTCTTTAAAAGCATGTGCTTGTGCCCTAATGGGTGCAGGGGCCGTGTCGCTAATGGATACTAATCTATTAGTAGCCATTTCTGCAACTTCATCTACAGTGTGCCCTCTGTGATTTGTTGTAGTAACGCTAAGATTACCAACTTCTGTTTCTGAATCAAGTGAAAACATTAATATTCCTCTGGTTCTGGTGGTAGATCATTTCTATCTATCATTCCAATAAACTGTTGTTCTTCTTTTATTATATCAGACCATTTACATACACTCATCCTACCTTTGTCCATGTATGTTACAACGGGGTCTTCTAGCCTATGGTAGCCGTATAATTTTTCTTTTGTAGGAACGTCTGTCTCAAGTAAATTAGATCTAGGAGCAACAGATACTTCTATGTTGTTTTCCATACATTTTGCTAACCAAAACTCACAGCAAGCCTTACCTGACTCTGCAAAGTGCATATTGGTCTTGTAAGTAAAGTCTACGCCAAAGACTGTTAAGTGACTTACTTTGTTCCATAAAGCAAAAGCTATAGCGTAAGCAACTGTATTATTGAAATAAGCACATCCAAGATCACCAATCAAAGGACCCAACGGGAACTCTTCTGCAGCTGGGACACGCTTGTCCAGCTCGCATGTATAAATAGGATAGTCTATCTGTGGTAAATACTTTCGCATAATCTGAGTCATGCTCCCTGCGTCTTCTGTATCTAAAAATCGAGACATGGGATCCAGTATGAAAGCTCTGTCCACCTCTGGTAGCACACTCACCATAGCGTTTATGGCCCACACTTCATCAAACGCTAAACTATGTGTCCTGGACAAATGATAATCTATTTGACTTTGACCCATTGCTACAAGCGCAATGTTTTTACCTTCCAGTTCTGGAAGTGGCTCTTTGAGCATTAGGTGATAGGAATACGAACTTGGTCGTACCTATACTGACTTTGTGTTCCTGCTCCCTCTGCAGTATTTTTTAATCTTGCCAGAGCGTCCTCGAACCTCTGATTGTATAGAGCTGTTTCTGCTGGATCCATTTTTAAGAAAATAGATGCTTCGGTCAAACAAGCATACAGCAAAGCTATAGGGGCATTTTCAGATAGCCATGTTTGACCACTATCTCCAGCTGCAGTTAAAGAAGCTGGTCTATAAAAATAGTGCAGTTCAAATGTGTAATTACTATCAGGGGTAGGTGCGATAATAAAACTGTCGCTATCAAATTCTGCATAATACTTTGGTCTTCCTGTTACAGCTCCTGTCGTGGTTGGTTTGTACGACCTCATAAAGCTAACTTGTTTCAAATTAAGGTAGTGATATGTATCGCTATCTATTACAGCCAAACTAAACGGAGCTAAAAAATCTGTAGGCATGCCTAAATAAGGTGTGCCAGAACTAGCTGTTCCAGTTACGTTCTTTTTAAAGTTGTCTAACCAAACACCTTTTAAAATTCTTTCTTCGGCTTGTTCAATTATTATATTTAAGTTGTTTACAAACGTTGTTTCAGAAGTATCTACATAATCCTGTATCGCTGTTTTTAATGAACTGTATGTAAATCCTGCCATTGTTAGGTATTTATTTGTCCACCCATACCTGAGTGATTAGTACAGTAATAGTAAAGCGTTGGAGCTCCTGATGCAACTTCTATCTGAGTGTATGCACCAGAGCTGCCTGGTGTTCCAGAAGTGGTAACTCCAGTTGTGTATTCAGATCCTCCTGCATGTGTTCCATTCGCTGTTGTTGAAAACCTTAGTGGATGTGTACTGTTGGTGCTGTCGGATTGATCGAATCTATATATTTGGCCTTCTGTTAAATTTAAAGTAGGACTAACCGATCCGTCTACATAGAACTTGTTTCCTGTTCCATACGAGTTAGTTCCTGTGGCTACAGTAACTGTGTAAGTAGTAAACGAAGCTGCTGCTCCTGCTGCCGTCACAGAGCCTACACTTCCTGTTCCAGTTAAGCCTGATACTGTGCTTGAAGCATCTGGAACGGATACTGTAGTTGAATTTATTGAGCCAACTGCTGCTACACCTGTAACGGTAGGAGTAAAAGCAGTGCCAGCTGTGGCACTATCTCCACCTCCTGTAGTATTCCCTGTAGTGGCTGTTCCTGTCGAAGTAAACTTGTATTCGTTCGCATCTACTACTGTTATCGTATATCCGTCTGATGATTCAAGAACAACAGTGGAAACACCATCTACGGCTTCTGTGTCTCTGAATCTAACTGTGTCTCCAGTGGTTCTGCCGTGTTTAAATTCTGTAACTGATATTACCGTGTTTGCACCAGCAGCTCCTGTTCTAAATGGATTTAAAGGCAGTAAAGTTTGTTCTGGTCCTACTGTGCATTCGACTCCACCGCCTCTTGTTCCTGTTACTGCTGTGCCTGATGTGGCTGTGAACGTATAAGTATTGTTATTATAATTTAAAATATCGGTGGTGTTATTGACTGAGACTGTAATCGTATATCCATCAGGGTCTTCAATGACACTACTAACAAACCCGTCAAAATCATTAACATTTCTAAACCTAACCGTATCTCCTGAACTTCGGCCGTGATTGTCTTCAAAGACTGTTATCTCTGCGCTGCCTTGAGTAGTGAGAAATGGGTTGTTTGTTAAAAGAACTTGAGAGGCGGGCTCTGTTCTGTCTGGTCTAGGATTTAATAAAGCTTGTGGATCTGCACCAACAGGGGGTGCTTCTAGTTGAGGCTGCTTGGGATCAAAACATTCTGGGCACGTTTTAAATCCATCCCATTGTTCTTGCAACTGATGTAAACGATACCTTTGTCCGCAGGTATCGCAGATTCCGTAAGCTCGTCTACCTGATGCAAATGCCATATCATATTATAAGTCTAGGAGGTAAGAATTTAGAACTAACAGAATCTATATCTTCACTAGCTGCTCTGTCCCATTCTTCGTCATAAACTGATTTTAATAACTGTATCCTATCTGGAGCTCTTTTCATCGCTATGTAATAAGCAAGTCCTGCTGTCATACAAGGCAAAAACCTAAACACCACTTCCATGTTATTTGTGTAGTCCCCTGCGTCTTGCATTCTTGTCAGTGCATAGTATTTAATTACATCAGTAGAGTTTTCTGGTGTAGGGTACAAATAAAGTTTTGGTGTGATATGTCTTTCTAAGAAAAATTGAGTAGGCCTAGCTTGGTCAGTTTTGTTAGGGGTATAAAGATAGTCTGACCTACTCAACCTCGACATTTGAAAATCTGTGCTATCACGAGTTATAACAGCAGAAGTTATGTCTATAATGTCTGTTCCTAGACTTACCTCATTAGTTCCCTTAGTTACAGTAAAGCTGTGCTCAGCAATAAGCCATTGATTCAATCCTCTGTTTGCCCACTCAGCGATCATAATGTTTAGTGAGCGTCTTGCTGTTTCTAAATCGTATCCTGTACGTAACTCAAGACCGCATCTTTCGTATGCTTCTTCTATAAGTTCATCAATACTAAGATTGAATGACGTTGTTCCTGATGTTGCCATTATTCTTCCTCTGCGTATAGATTATCAAATATTCTATTAACATCCAACGTATAATCTAGATCGGACTTAGAATAATGTATATGCGCTGATGGTTTAAAATCAGGAGCTCCTTGTCCTGTTTCAAACCAAGCTGGATGTGTAACTCTGACACGGTTGTTTGGTAAGGCAACTATGTTACCTGTCCACGGCCCCGCGTCTAATAATTCCATAACATGACTTTGTTTGTGTTGTGCAGGATCGTCTGCAATTTCGTTCTCTGCGTAATCTACTGTAAACAAATATTTAGCTGGGTACATTTCGCCACCTATTTTAGCTAACCAAGGACATGGTGTTGCCCTGTCTATAACGTAAACTGCATGATTGTGAGAAGAACAATCCCAAGGCTGAGCATCGTGTACAGCCATAGGTTCAGGCCATTCAACAAATGGCGTGTCTCCCACTAAGGCAGTAATAGGCATCCTTGCCCACATTGCACCGCCATACACGTTTTCCATTCCTTGTTCTTCCTGTTCTTCTGAAAGAACTCCTGTAAATATGACTTGAAAACTAAGGCATCTACAAGGCATTGTAGTAACACCCACGGCCATGGCGTGTAAAAACTCACCATGGTATTTTTCGTGGTTGTGGGTGTACTCTCGTCTTACCCAACACTTAAAGTGCGGTATATTACTATGTAAATAAGCCACTATTTATTGTGCCTTATACTTTTCCGCCTTTCTTCATGCCTTTGGTTTTCATGCCGACTTTTCCACCCATTTTGTATCCTTTGGTTTTCATTTTACCGCCAGACACTTTACCGCCCATCTTGTAGCCTTTAGTAGTCATTCCTCCAGCTCTCATGCCTTTGGTTTTCATCTTACCGCCTTGAGCGTAACCTTTAGTCTTTTTAAACATATCTAATCCTTAATTGTAATATGCAACAAAAAAGTCGCAGTTAGTCAAAGCTACATAAGCTCCTTCTGTAAAACGACA